ATAACAAAATAGCTTATGAGCTTCAAGAGGCTGGATATGTGGTTAAGAATCCATCTAAGTCTGTAAAATCCTATCATTATCACGCATCTAAGCATAGGACATATAAGGAAGAAGATAGAATTCCTGGACCTTATCTTTTTATAAACACAGAAGAATGAGTAAAATAGATTTAAAAAAAATAACTGCAGTTTGTATAGACGGAAGACCCCATGATAAAGAAAGGTATGAGAGGTATAGTGTTATTCTTAATTTCTTTCTGGCAAATGTGGAATTTGCATCTATACAAATGATATCCACATATAATCCAGGGATTAAAGGGGTTTCTCATACAAGAATAAAAGAATTTGGAATATCTGATTATTCAAGATTCTGTTTACATCATTTATCAGATTGGGTTAATTCTGAATTTTGTCTTATTTTTCAAGATGATGGATTTATTCTTAATCCTAGTTTATGGAATGATTCTTTTTATGAATATGATTATATAGGATCTCCATGGCCTCTTTCTATGGGTTGGCCGGTAGAGGGGCAACAAGTAGGAAATGGTGGCTTTTCTTTAAGAAGTAAAAGACTTTTAGAATTTACTAAAACATTTACCGGGCATACCACCGAGAATGAAGACACCTATATAATTTCTGCTAAAAGAAAAGATATAGAAGATGAAGGATTAAAAATTGCTCCCCTAGAAATTGCTCGACTTTTTTCGATTGAGAATAATTTAGACAGTGAACATCGTTTAGATACATGCTTTGGATTTCATGCCAAGCATTTATTAGATGATGCAATAAAAATGATACAACAATGAAAGTAATGGCATATTATCCAGTTCACTATGGAGCTGAGTATTTTAATGCATCTATTAAATCAATAGATGAACAGGTTGATAAAATCTTAATTCTTTATACGCCTAAACCCAGTTATGGCCACGGTACAGAAAAGCAATGCCCGGAGACTGAAGATGAATTAAAAGAGATAGCATTTGGATCTTCGGATAAAATAGAATGGGTGACTGTAGATGCTGGTAATGAAGGAAATCACAGATCTTTGGCATTCACCAATGCATCTGAGTATGATATCATGCTAACTCTAGACACAGATGAAGTTTGGGAGCCTACTTCTTTAGAAAAATGTATTAAAGAAACTTATGACGGGGAAGCTTGGAGAAGAAATATTTCTGGCTTTGTCCATTTTTGGAAATCATTTAATTGGGCATGTCAAGATGGCTTCGAACCTGCTAGGATCTTCAATCTAAAAAGCAAAAACAACCTGGAGGTTCCTATTAATGGCACGATTTACCATTTCGGATATGCTCAATCTAAAAAAATAATGGATTACAAATTTGATATTCACGGACACAAGAATGAACTTAAAGAAGGATGGTTAGAAAATACGTATTATGCATGGGAACCTGGAAAATTAGATTTACATCCCACATGTGGCGTTTGGCCAGAAGCTAAACACTTTGATAAAAACACTCTTCCTGATATTCTAAAATCACATCCAAATTTTAATAAAGAAATAATTTCATGAGAAAAAAGCTTTTATACATTCCTTTAGATTATTGTAGACATGCTGAGAGTGATTCAATATTTAACTCCATGTTATCTGGATTTAATACCCAATTTGAAGCTCGTGTTTTTAAAAATATGGAGGAATCTACTTTATTTAATCCGGACCTTGTTTATATGCACGGTAATGCCATTTCGATTGAAGAATGTCATTTGCTTAAAAAATCAACTAATGCTTTTTTTACCATATGGGTAGGTGACGTTAGATATGCACCTTTACCCGAGGCAATGAGCATGATTGATGTTGCAAATCTCTATTTATTTCCATTTAAAGGAGAACAATTAAAATCTTTTTCTCGAATCCTTAATACACCTTGTGAATATCTTTTTGAGGTATTTGATGATAGGCAGATTAGAGATGTAAAGGAGATATCTTCTGGAAGAATAGTATTTGTTGGCAATGTTTATGAGCATTTTCCAGGGGGTGAAGAAAGAATATCTCTCGTAAAATTTATTGGGAAATATACTCCTGAATTAGAGTATTATGGATCATTCCCATATGAGAGTAATTCAGCAAAGGGGGGAATAGATTTCTCAAATGTTCCAGACTTATATAATTCATCATATTTAACTATTGCACATAATAATAGAAATGATATAGATGGGTATTTTACTCACCGTAACTTAATAGCGCTAGCATCAGGCTCATGTGTATTGATGAAATATTTTCCTGGTATAGAGGAATTCTTTATTAATTGGGAGCATTGCGTTTATTATAAAACAAATTATGAATTATTGGATGTAATTGAATTTTTAAAAAGAAACCCAGACATAAGAAATAAAATTGCTAAAAGCGGAAATACATATGTTAGGGAAAATTATCTAAATGCTAATTTTGCCTATAAGTATAATGAAATTTTAAATAAAATATAAAAGCTAAATCATGAAAGATAAAATAAAAAAATATTCTCTCCATTGGGCTTTAGGTGGAAATGATGCGAACGGAGGACTGGAACAAAATGCTTATGAACTTGAAAAGCTTTGTGAATTTATAAAGGAAAAAAATATTAAAACCTACACAGAGATAGGGTGTGCTGCTGGACAGCTCCTAAGATTTATGAGGGATGAATTTGAACTTGATACAACGGGAATTACTTTAGAACCAAGGGATACTCATAAAGATCTACCCATAATACACGGAAGTTCTAGAGATCCTGAAATAATAAAAACTGCAAAGCCGTGTGATCTTTATTTCATAGACGGAGATCATTCTTATTTAGGAGTTAAATCTGATTATTTGAATTATAAAGGTCTTTGTAAATACATGGCATTTCACGACATATTAGGACAAAGAGACTGTGAAGGGGTTTCCCAATTTTGGAATGAAATAAGAAATGAATATGAATTTATAGAATTTATAGATCCTAATAGGGATATAGCTAGTGGAATCGGAATTATTAAAATAATATAAAAATGGAAACTGTAATTATAACCGGATCCTGTGGATTAATTGGAAGTGAAGCTGTTAAATTCTTTCATACACAAGGATTTAAAATAATTGGAATTGATGATGATTCTCGAGCTAAATTTTTTGGAAAAGAAGCAAGTACAAATGGGATGCTTTCTCAATTAAAAGAACTTAAAAATTACCAGCATCTTTCAATTAATATTTCATCTTATCAAGATCTACAGACTAGTTTATCCAGCATTAAAGATTTAAAGATGATTATTCATACAGCTGCTCAACCTTCTCATGATTGGGCAGCAACAAATCCGTTTGCAGATTTTAATGCAAATGCACTTGGTACCTTAAACATGCTAGAAATAACAAGAAATTATTTTCCAGAGGTAGTTTTTATCTTTACTTCTACCAATAAAGTTTATGGAGATTTACCTAATACTATAACAGAATACACAGAATCTAATTCTAGATTTAATCCGGTTAATTCTGATTTTATAGAAAAAGGAATTAACGAAAACCTATCAATAGATCAATGTAAGCATTCTTTATTTGGTGTATCAAAAGCTTACGGGGATTTAATAACACAGGAATATGGAAAATACTTTGGATTAAAAACTGGCACATTCAGAGGTGGATGCTTAACTGGACAAAATCATTCAGGTGTTAAGGCTCATGGATTTTTATCTTATCTAGTAAAATGTGCAATGACAGGAGAAAAATATTACATTAATGGATACAAAGGAAAACAAGTTAGAGATAACATACACTCTAGTGATGTTGTCTCCGCCTTTTATGAATTTTATAAAAATCCTAATCCCGGTGAAGTCTATAATATAGGAGGAGGAAATCTTTCAAACTGCTCAATTCTAGAAGCTATTGAATTAATTCATGAAATATCAGGTAAAAGAGTAGACTATGAATTACTTGAAACCCCAAGAGAAGGCGACCATATTTGGTATATTAGTGATAAGACAAAATTTAGAAATGATTATCCAAATTGGATTCAAAAATATGACCTAAGAAAAATAATAAAAGAAATGATATGATTAGTATAGTTTTTCCCCACGCTATGAACAAAGAGAATGATGCGGTTCTCCAATTGAAATTAAAAATGTTAGAAGAGAATTCCACTTACCCCTATGAGGTTATGGTTTTATCCAACACAGGAAGACCTGATTTAGTTTATGAATCATGGGATTGGATGATGAGAAGAGCTAAATATGACCTGGTTCTATGGGATAATTCAGATATAACATATGCTCCAAAATTCATGGATAATATTATCAAACACAAAGATGATGCAGATTGGTTAGGACTCGAATTAATTGAATGTGGAGCCATAGGAGTGGCTGCAACTAACATCCATCAAGATTTTGGAAGAACCGCAAATTCTTTCAATAGATCAGAATTTGAAAAATGGGTGGAAGAATATTCTAAAGATCGCCCATCAATAAGAGAAGGATTTTGCTGGTACTCTCCTTCAGTTTGGAAGAAAGAATGGTACATTAAAATGGGTGGTTTTGACTTCTCGAAGACATTTCCTCACCCGAATGATTCTGAGTTTAGAGAGAAGTGTATAGCAGCAGGATCAACATTTGCTGTTGTTAATTCTTTTGCATATCATTTTCAAAGAGCAGGAGAAAATAGGGGAGAAAAACCAGAAAGAGAATAATCAATGATATATGAAAAAAAATATTGCAATATTTGGATCAACAGGATTAGTTGGTTCTAACATTCTTAAAAAAATAGACGCCGAAAAATATAAGGTTTATGCTCCTTCGAGAAAGGAGCTAGATCTTTTTGATCAGGAAAAGGTCCTAGATTGGTTCTTTGAAAATAAAATGGAATATGTAATCATTGCAGCTGCTAGAGTTGGAGGAATAGTTGCTAATTCAACATACCCTACAGAATTCTTGCACGAGAATCTCACAATTCAGAATAATATTATAATGTCTGCTTTAAAGAGTGATGTCAAAAATCTTATATTTCTAGGATCTTCTTGCATTTATCCGAGAGAATGTCCACAACCAATTAAGGAAGAATATCTTTTAACTGGTCCTTTGGAGAAGACAAATAAATCATATGCCTTGGCAAAGATTGCTGGGATTCAATTATGTGATTCGATCAAAGAACAATATGGAAAGAATTACTATTCTTTAATGCCGTGTAATCTTTATGGTCCGGGTGATAATTTTGATCTAGAAGCTTCCCATGTTATTCCGGGAATGATTAGAAAAATTGAAAGCGCTAGAGACAACAATCAACCAACGCTTAAACTACTCGGAACAGGAAGACCCCTTAGAGAATTTCTTTATGTGGAAGATCTAGCAGAAGCTGTAATATTCATGCTAGAAAATTATAAAGGAAATGATGGCTTAATTAACGTGGGAAGTGGATCAGAGATTTCAATAAAAGAATTAGCAAATATAGTTGCTCATGCTATAGACTATAAAGGAGATATTCTTTTTGATACTGAGGGATTAGACGGAACACCCAGAAAGGTAATGGACAATTCTAAAATTGAATCTTTAGGATGGAAACCTAAAATGACAATAGAAAAGGGAATAGCAGAAACCGTAAAATGGTATTGGGACAATAAAGATAAAGTTAGAAAATGAAAACAGCATTAATTACCGGAGTAAACGGACAAGATGGATCTTATTTAGCAGAACTTCTTTTAGAAAAGGGGTATATGGTTCATGGAACAATTAGAAGATCTTCTTCTTTTAATTCTGGAAGAATAGAACACTTTAGAGAACATTCAAATTTCAAGAGACACTATATGGATCTAACTGATCCTGGAAGTGTATCTCATGTAATTTCTGAATTAAAGCCTGATGAGATTTATAATTTAGCTGCTCAGAGTCATGTAAAAATTTCTTTTGAAATTCCAAACTATACCGGACAAGTAGATGCTATGGGTACATTAAACGTTCTAGAAGCAATTAGGGTTCATTCACCAAATTCTAAATTATACCAAGCATCAACATCTGAGCTTTATGGGAAAGTCCAGGAAACCCCACAAACTGAAAATACCCCATTTTATCCAAGATCTCCATACGGAGTTGCAAAACTATATGGATATTGGATTGTTAAAAACTATAGGGAATCTTATAATTTATTTGCATGTAATGGAATTCTTTTTAACCACACATCTCCAAGAAGAGGCGAAAACTTTGTGGAGAAGAAAATTATAGATTCCTTATGTCAGATTAAAAAAGGAAAGGTTGATATACTAACATTAGGTAATCTTTCTGCTAGAAGAGATATAGGACACGCAAAAGAATACGTTGAGGGTATGTGGGGAATGCTTCAACTAGAATCTCCAGAAGATTTTGTACTAGCGACAGGTAAGACCTACTCTATTAAAGAAATGGTCGACATGGTTTGTCAAAAACTAGATATAGATATAGATTGGAAAGATGGGGGAGAAAGAGAAATTGCAATTGATAAATTATCTGGAAGAATTATTATAGGAATAGATCCTAAATATTATAGACCAGCAGAAGTTGAACTTCTACAGGGTAATGCATCTAAAGCTAAAAAAGTATTAGGATGGGAACCAAAACTATCTCTGTCAGAAATATTTGATGAGATGATAGCAGAATCACTAAAGGATTAGTGATTAGTGTTTGATACGATTTCATTGGCTTTTAAAAGATCTTCTACTGTTTTAACAGTGTATATTGATTGTCCAGGTACACCCCAATCTTTTTGTTCACCCCAATTAATAAATCCTTGATGTGTGATATGATTTCCTGAATTATAAGAAAAATCGTGATGTCCTTCTTTCGAAGACGCCTGTTCAAACTCATCCCTAGATGAAATATTTTTATATCCGTATTTTTCCATTATTTCTTTTTCTTTCTTAAGTTAGCTTTTGCCTGCTTGTAAAGTGCCTTATCTCCCATTTTAGATGTCTTACCCCCTGTAACAAACGAGTTAACCCTAGCCATTGCCCATTGTTGAGGATTAGTTCCTGGTATATGTCCTATTTTCCAAGCAGCATATCCTCTTTTCCACACTTTTTTTAAAATACCTAATGGGAATCTAGTTTTTTCGGATTTCTTTTTAAGTGCTTTATTTACTGGGCTAGAAACAGAATCTACACCCTCATTAAGATTGTCCAGGTTATGCTCCTCTTTTAGTTCATTAAAAACCTCCCAGGTTGCAATCTCTACTGCTTCATTGAATCCTTCAAAACCTAATATTTTGCTGTTTTTATTTTCTCCAAACATTTTCTTGTATTTATTTGTGTATTGGCTAGTTTTTGTGCCAACTTTTTTACCTTTGCCTGCCTTTCCTGATTTATAATCTGCATCCCATTCAGTGTATGCTGAGGGATCATTATCAGCCTTATCCTTATTATCTTTAATCTCCCTTTTCATTATTCGGGGATTTTTGGTGAGATATTTCTTAGGTACTTTCATAATTGTTTTTATATATCCTGAAATAAATGCTTTTAATCTTCTATAATAAACTGGAAGAAAGAAAATAAAAGCCTTCATGGCCGCATGTTCAAAAAACTCAAGAAAATAATACAAATTATGACAGATAAGGATATTTCCGAATTGAGGGAAGAATATTCCGTTTTTTCGTATCAGTGGATAAAAGGGGATAATATTTCACAAACTCAACATTTTGAAGATTTAATAGAGGAAGGTGGAAGAAAATACATCTTATTTTCGGATAAATCTAGAATAGCATTAGATCTATTAGATGAGTATATGATTAAGGTTGAAAGGGGGTTTGAAGAAATAATTCCAACGTCCGATGTTAAGCTAGTATCCCAAACAGATCTTTCCCAAAACAAGGGGGTAAAAAAGAGAGATGCCCAGGAAATTAAAACTCAAGCAGTAGAGGGAAATCCTATTTTTGCTCTTTTAGCAAAGCAAAAAGAAAACTGGGTAGATGTTGATCTAAAGCTCAGCATCAATCTACCTCCTAGAAGTTTATGGGACGTTTTAATGGGCTCATTTGATGAAGCTGAAAGGGATATTTTAGAGTATGTTACTAAAGACCTTGATATAGAGGTAGTACGCCAATCTCTGAGGGAATCTATAAAGGATATATATAAAAAGCAAAAAACAATTACATCTCAAAAAAATGTCAGATCCCAAGATTCTATTCCAGAATAATTATATCCAGGTGATAGAAAACAAAGGAAGGGTTGGAATTAAACAAAAAAACCCATCAGTAATGATTCTCCCCTATACCATAGACGAGAACGGAAATCCTAAATCGATAGGACTTATTTCCGAACCCTCTGATATAAAGGAGGAGAGAATGATTAAAACTGTTATAACAGGATCGCCTGAAAAATCTGATGTTGATATTCTAGCGACAGCAAAAAGAGAATTGACTGAAGAATCAGGCTATGTCGTTGAGGACACCGAAAAATGGGATTTTTTAGGTAATATACAATCATCCAAATTGGTAGTGAACGGTAATCCAGCATTTGGCGTTGATGTTACCGGTCTCGAAAGAGAGGATAAACTAGGGGATGGCTCAGAAAGTGAAAAAAATAGTAAATTTTCACTTGTTTCTTTAAATGATGCTCTAAACATAGACGATGCCCTAATATCTTGCCTATTTTTAAAAATATTTCAAAACAAACTAATTTAAACATTATATGAATTTTCCTTCAAGAAGAGAAAGACGCTCCATGGTCAAGGCAATGGGTTTAATGAAGAAAAAAGAAACCCTGGTTCAAATGTCAGAAAGATTTAAAAGATCTAGCGAATTTGGAAAAATGATACATCTACAGCATTTGCAGAATTTAGAAAATAATAGAATTAATTCAGAAAAAATCGAAGACTTAGAAGAAACCCAGCCCTTGGCACCAACTAATTCTCCAGATTGGGGGTTAGAAGACTTCAAACAACAAATTATAAGTGGAGAAAATCCAGAATAAGAAACCCCTAGTAAAAATACATCTTACTTCTCTTAGCTACCGTGAAATTAAAAAGTCACTGCCAGATAACGAGAAAGTGTCCTATATAGATGTAACTAAGATTATCTCTGAAAGCTTCGGCGATAAAGATCTTAGTGATATTCAATATTGGATATTAAACCAAATGATAGTTAAGAAAATAGAGTCCTTTAAGACCACTAATCCTTCAAAAATCTTTATAACTATCAAAGAACCCTCCAAAAATTCAATTAAATCCTTTAAGGATCTTCTCCTAGAGTTTAAACTAGGCCCTGCCCAAATAGAGATATACAGCATTTAATTTAAGAGTATCCCATTTTAGGAATATATAACTTAAATAGTAATTATAAGCCGTGGGATTATTTGATTTTGTTTTTAATGTTCGAAACGAGGCAGTCATAAGAGCTACGTCAGTAACTAATGTTATTTCTAATACTGGGACTTTTAAGGACGATCTTGTGGATAGATCAGAGGCAGTTAAGAAGAACATTTATAGCTTTGACTCTGATAAAGAATATGGTGTTTTTGAAAATCAGAGTGATGCTGTTACTAGATTACCCTCATCTTTATTTTATGAGGCCCAATCCTCTGAAGATGGCAGATTAGGCTTATTCAATTATCATGTTATAGGAGATTTAAAGTCTGGTGAGGGCGGTGGGGGAAAAATGAGCTATATTAAGTCTGAGACTTATGCTAATAACCAAAGAGTAACACCGGAGGTAAGTAGAAACCCAACTGCTCAAGCTATAATTAAAACAACCACATCTAGTGGGGCGTATCTAAAGCCTAACAGCCCATATGTTTCCCAGCCTTATAACGTCAAAGACTTCATTTTTTGCAAGCACTACGGTGTTATTCCTAATAATAGGATGATAACACTAAGAAGATTTCCCACGCCCGTTATGGACAATTTAAGAGTGCCTACGAATGCACCCAGAATTGAACCATCACAACAAGGCGATGAAATAAAAGGAAATTTTGTTGATAATGGCGGGCTTACCAGCGAACAAATGATCAAAGATGGCGCAGCTCTTCCGATTGCCCAAGCTGTTACATATTTTGGTGGAGACACAGGAAATACCCTAGATTCCATATTAAACGTTGAAACCGGATTAAAATGGGAACCAAAGGGACAAAAAACCAAAATGTCAGCGGAAGGTAATGATAAAGGTTTTTTAGGAAGTACTTATGGCAAATACCTGGAGGCAATAGTAGGTAGTGAGGCTTTTGGTAGTCTAAATAAAATAAGTAATGGTGTTGGTGTAATAACAGATCCTGATAATAATGAACTTAAAATAAGAAGAACCCTTTTAGAAAAACTAACAACCGGTGATGGTCCTTTAAGTCAGAGAATTTTTGTTGACGTTAACACTGTTAATAGCATGTACGTAAGAGGAGTAGGATTTACGGGTGGAGAACAAACCTTTAGTCTAAAATTTACGTATAGTTTAACTAGTGTTGGAGAGGTAAACAGCCGAATGATGTTTATTGATCTCTTTGCTAATTTATTAGCAATAGGAAGTGATTATGGTAAATTTTTAGCACCACAACTTTTAGTTAATTCAAATAGACAAGGAATAGGATTTCCTGGGGGATCAAAAGGATATGTTAAACATTTAACAAATCCTGTTGAGTTTTTAAATGATATGATGAAGCTTAAATTCGGGGAAGAAGTAAAGAAAAAAATAAAAGGATTAGAAGGAACATTATCAAAAGCTCAGACTGAACTTTCTGGGTTAAGTAACGGAAAGCCTCTTTCTAAAAATGGACAGCTTTACAAAACTCTTACTGTTATGCTAACTAGTGAGATGCTTAACAATTTATATTATGAACCTATTATGCTTTCTGGATATCCAACAGGGGAATGGCACGTTGTGGTAGGAAATCCTTTAAATCCTATAGCAATGATGGGTAATTTAATTTGCGAGAAAGTTAAAATTAACTTTAATAATACATTAGGCCCTGATGATTTTCCAACGGAAATGACAGCAGTTTTTTCAATGAAAGCAGCAAGAACAAAACATAGAGGTGACTTTGAAAGTATGTTTAACAGAGGTAATGGTAGGCTTTATCTTGGTAAATTTCCAATTTCAGATGCATCTAAGAATGCTCAGGTTGGTGCATCAACTGGTATTGATACACAGGGTACTATTGGTAAAGACGTAAGAGACGGGGCTCAGGCACTTGCCGGAAACTTTGGAACACAATTAGGATTATAAAAATAGAATATGATTGATATAGATGTTTTAGAAAACAAACCGGAGGTTATTATTAATGGGCAGACTATTATGGACATAACCGCTAGATCGGTGGATCCTGATGTTATTCCTGGATTTTCTAAATTTATTTTTACCAATGAAGAAATGGTAATGAGAGCTGATCTTGCTGCTCATATGCTTTGTGGCAGTCATAATAGGATAGGAACTTTATTAAAATTAAACTCAATAGGTAATCCTTTTTCTCTTGATGTTAATGAATTTTTATTCATCCCAGATACAGAGACTATTAATAAGCTAAGTAGAAGACCACAGGGGGAAGAACCTCAAGATATTAGGAAATCCTTCAGAAAAGAGTTACAGGATAGAATATCTAAAATATCTGAAACAAGAAAAGAATACTTAAATGCTGTTAGCATAAGTGAGGCTGCTGCAGCAGGAGGAACCCCGCAAGGTTCATCTTCTGCCACACAAAATCCTCTTCCTCCTAATGTTACACAAGATGGATCAGAGCAATTCAGAGTTGAAGACGGCAAGTTAATATTCGGATCTGATATAGGTGTATGTAGGACAAGAATTCAACAGAATAAATCATTAGCAACAATTAAATCAAGATTTGCTCAGAGACAAATTTTTGAATCATGATAGACAGTAAAAAAACAATTCTTCAGTTAGATAAAGAAACGATAGTTCTTGATGAGCTTTCTATTATAGATGAGATTAATCATAAAGATAAACAGAAGGTAGAAAGAATAGGAAGTAAAACCGAAATTGAAACTGGATTCGGAATTCCTATGATTATGATTAATAATTATCTTGTTAGGGACCTTAGTTTTTTTCGTTTAGATCTAACTGATAAAATACCTCAATTAATATTTAGGTTTACACCTCAGGATGAATCTTTTCTATACACTTCTTATCCTAAAGATGGAGATTTAGTTTCTTTGTATATTAGATCTACTTCAGAACTTTATAAACCAATTAGAATTGACCTATTAGTTACCGAGGTTTTAAGTCAATTCACCATGTTGGAAGAAAAATACATGGGTGAAGAGAATAGGGCTAATGGAAATAACACTTCGTTTACTATTAAATCTCAAATGAGAATTCCGGGAATATTTCAACACGTGTCTAAATCATTTAATGACAAAACAGCATTTGAGGTATTAAGGCAAATTTCAAAAGATCTTGGTCTAGGTTTTGCTTCTAACGAAAAAAACACTGATGATAAAATGAATTGGCTTTGCCCTTCCAAAACCCTTTATAAATTTATAAACGATGTCTGTGAATCATCATGGAAAGGGGAGGAAGATTTTTTTGATTGGTGGATTGATCAATATTATGTTTTAAATTTTGTTAATTTAAAAAAGCAATTACTTGAGAAGAGTAAAGACGAAACTAGGGTTCTTCAGGCAATAGGTACAGAGAATGATCTTTCGGGAGGATTGGACGGAAGCGTTAAACCTGCTGAGGTAAAATTACCCCTATTCTTTACTAATGATTATTTCTATAAAAAGTATCCATTTTTTATAAATGCGTACTCTGTTAAAAACTCATCTGGCTACATAGCAAACAATTTTGGATATTCTAGAGATCTTCAATTTTATGATACTAAATTAGTTAGCGATAAGCCTCTTAATAAGTTTGTAAAATATAAAGTAGAGTATGTCACTCAAAAAAATCTAGATTATAGTAGTATATTATTTAAAGGTAGGGCAAACGAGGATGTTTATAAAAAGGAGACTAAAAAAACTTGGGTAGGAACACAATATGGTGAAAACCAGCACAAAAATTTTCAACAAGCGTTAATTCAGAATAAATTAAATAAGTATGAAAATTTTAAAGTCTATTTAGAAGCTCAGATGCATTCGTTTGTTCCTTGGGTTTATAGAGGTCAAACAGTTCCAACAAGAATAGTTCATGCTGGAGCAACACAAGCTAGGGTAAACTCGCAAGAGAGCAACAAACAACCCCCAATAGACAACGAGCAACACGAAATAGGAAAAAAAGTAGACAATAAATTTTTAAGTGGCGTTTATATGATCATGGGATCTTATGTTGAGTATATAGATGGTAAAATAAAGCAATCATTCCTGCTTGGTAAAAGAGAATGGTTAATTAATGATGGTAGAGGATCTGATCCTGAGCCAGCAGTAACTAGATAAAAATGGCAAATTTTTTAAATGAAATTAAGGATAATTTTAGTAGCATAACTGATAAAAATCAGATATTAAATGCAGGTGTGGATAAGCAAAGAACTGCTTTTTTAAAGGGACTAAAATCTACGTCATCTGGGCAAAAAGAAGATCCTACCTATACTGGTTTTAGAATTATGTTTGATTTTGGATATGGTGGTCTAGTTGATCCTTCAACATTTCTTCCAATTAGTCCTTTACTTTCTAAAGGAAAATTCGGTGATGGAAAAACAATGAAGAATGATGGTGCTACCGATTTTTTCCATCTTTCTAGACAGAAGATGAATATAGGGGAATACCCTAATTACACCGAAGCCATGCACTATATGACTGCTGAAGGATTTTTAAGAGAAAGAAGAAGTGCTAGTGAAAATGGAGAATATGGAGGAAGTGTAGATAATACAGGAAGAGTAATAACAGGAGGAGATTCTGACAGATTTCAATCTGGTATTTCACACAGAGCTGCTGCATTATCATCTTTTAGAAATTTACTTACTAGTATAAATGAAAAAAGCCCATGGTTTATCCAATCAATTTCTGGATTAGATAAAGTACTTAGTGTAGATCAACAGAGACAAATAGACGGAACTAAAGGGAGAGAACAAAGATCTGGAACTTTAACGTTTGAATGTATGGATTCTATAGATCTTAGAATCAATGCAATGGCTGAGTTATACAGAAAAGCAACATATGATTATCAATATCATAGACAGCTAATTCCTGATAATCTTCGCAAATTTAGAATGTATATTATAGTAACAGAGATTAGACAAATAGATCTTCAAAAGAATCTTGCTGATGTACTTAATCCGTTTAATTTTCCTGGTGTTAGAAATGCTGTTGATTCTATTAGAGATATTGCTCAATCTGCTGGTATTTTAAAAACAGCTTCTCCTGAATCTAAAAATCCAAAAACTGATTTAGAATCATTTGTAAAGTCGTTTGAAAGAATGGAACCTTATATCTTGATTTATCAATTAGATCTATGCGAGTTTAACTTTGATCAATCGTATCCATTTACAACTCTTAATAATTCAGTTGGTCCAGGAGCAGCACCAGTCAAAAACACATTTAAGATCCACGTAGGAGCAGCAAAAGAATATAAGCTTCAATATAATATTCTTTCTGATCTTATAAAGAATGAATCTACTTTTTCTCCTATATTAATTCAGGATAGTTGGAATTTAGTAGGATCACATATGTTACAATCTGGCGGTGGAATAAATAATAATTTAAATGTATTTAAAAAACTAGCTAGCAATTTTATAACAAATTCTGTTGCTTCTGTTGTTCAGCAACAGGTATCACCTATAGTTACAAAACAATTACTAGGAAATGCCTATGGATTTAGATTAAGCGATGCTATTAGATCTTTAAATTCAGTGCAAGATCTTGTTAGTGGCATAAAAGAAGTTAAGGATCCTTTTGGTGATTATAGACCTCAGTCAAGAGGTCTTGGAGGACCTAACGAAAGACAATACCCAACGGTGAAAGATGATGTTTATCCTAACAACAATCCAAATAATGCAATAGGATCTGCACAGGGAAACGTTTTTCCTAGTACCCCACCGACCAGTATTTCTGGTTCTGCAATTTCTGATGATGTTTATTTAAATAGTCCAGGAAAAGATTTAGGATTGCCTGCTAGGGCTTATCCTGTTATAAAGGATGATGAGTACAGACGTGTTGGAGGAGATACTGATAACACTGAACTTGGAGTTCCCGATAGAGTTTATCCTGCTATAAAAGAAGACATCTATCCTAAAACTCCGGGTGAAGATTTGGGCTTACCTAGAAGAATCTATAATACAATAAAGGATGATTTATATTCTCAAACCCCTGGGAAAGATCTTGGGGTTCCTGATAGAAAATATACATCAATTAAAGACGATGTTTATAAGAATAGCGATATTAAATACCCTGATATAAAAGAAAAAGTTTATACACCAGATCAAAGAATAGATTCTGAATTAAAGGATGATGTTTATCCAAATTCCGAAGTTGAATATGGATCTATTAAAGAAACTGTATACGCTAAGGATCAGCCAAATACCGAAAACCTTTCCAATCAAGACATCTATAATGAAAGTCCAGGGAAAGACCTTGGATTACCAAAAAGGTTATATCCTGAGATTAAAGAGAATGCCTATAAAAAGGGATCTTAAAAACAAGGATAGATAAGAGAAAATCCTGTTTGTATGTCTTCACAAAATTTACAAGAATCTAATATAGAAAGATCCCAACACTTCTTAGGTGTTGTTGTGGATAACAAAGATCCAGAATTTAAAGCAAGGTGTAAAGTTAGGGTTTTTGGTGTTTTTGATGATGTCAAAGACGAAGATTTACCTTGGGCATTTCAAAGATTTGATATTTCATTCGGGGATAATGGAGGATCAGGAAGGGTTAGTATACCAAAGCTTGGGTGTATAGTACATGTGCAATTTAATAATGGAAATTATTATTCGCCTGAATACAAAGCAGTACAAGAACTTTCTAAAGATTTAATTGAAGAGATCAGTGCATCGTATGAAGGTGCCCATTCTTTAATATATGATGGGATAGAAAAACTAAAAATATATTACACAGTTGCTAAAGGATTAGTTATAGATTTAAAAGAATCAACTGTTGTTATTTCAAATGATAATTCTATAACAATAACACATGCAGGTCAAACATCAACCTTAGAGTTTAGAGGAGGAAAAATAACAGAATTTGCTAATTCTGAAATTGAAAGTACAGCTACAACCAGAATTAAACAAAGTAGTAATGAAGTGTGGGTAGATGGAAAAACAACAAAACTTGGACATGCTCCGGTATACTCTGCAATTCTTGCTGAGCCTTTATGGATGTTTTTAAAACAACTTGCAGCTGCGGTAGATGCTAAACTTCCATCAACGCCAGGAACAATGACAAGCCTAGCTGAAAGCTACGAACAACTTTCGACATCAGATGTGGTTAAAGTAACAAAGTCTAATTAAGGTAAATGGATTTTAATTTTAATAAACTTCAAGATATAAGCGATAGAATCTCTAGCGGTGAACTCAAACCGGAAGACGTTCTAAATGAATTCGGTGGATTTACCGACAATCTTCCTAGTGATGAAGAAATAATTAATAATGCGGAGGAATTAGAAAAGTCTATAGGTCCGGTTCCTATGATATTAACTGATGATGAGATTAATGATTTTATCTGTGCATACGAAGGTGAAGAACTTGCTAATAGAATTTTCTGGGAGATATTAAGAAAGCAAAATTATCTAGATAAAATATCAGAAAGACCCGATTTTTCAAGAAATAGATTTTTTGATAAATTTATGAACGATAACAATCTTTCTGAACAACTTCTCAGCGCTAAAGAAATGGTGTCTGATAGTTTAGATCTTGATCTATTAGGAATAAAATTTACGGGGTCTAACAAAAAAATTAGAAAATTTAAAATAGGTCCGTTTGGATTTGAAATACACGTTATAACACATAAGGGAATTCCTCTGTTTTTTCATGTTGCTCCTAAAAAGATGTCTCTTCAATTTATAAGAGACCAGCTAAAAAAGAAAAGCAAAAAGGGTAAACCAAAAAAGTGCTCAGATGATATCTATAACAAATACGGATCTGGCGCAGGACCCGCAACATCTACAAATGATGATTTTGGGGATGGCAGTGGTTCAGAAGCTGGGTCAGATTCTGGATTTGGATCTAATAATATAGATCCTGAAAATCTTGCTTCCCTTCTAGATAATATATTAGACAGAGAATCATCCGAAAGAGATGCTAATAATGCATTTGATGTATCGGATATAGTTGATCAGGTTTTTTGCGAACCAGATTTTCCAATTAATCCGGAAACGGGAGAACCCTTATTTACTAAGGAGAATCTTAAATCATTCATAGAAGAAATATGTTTACCTGAGGATGAATCTGCTATACCAGAGGTTTTACCAGAGGGTGATATAGAAGATGTTAGTGAAAAAATAAATCAATGTTTAAGTCAGGCAAAGGATATTTTTAAAGACATAAGAGAAAATAATGAGCTTAGATCTAGATACGAAAAGGCTGAAAGGGATCTAGAAGAAATTCTTTATCATTATAAGATAGTTAAAAATTATTATAACGGTCTTTCCAAATCTTTTGAAGCAAAGGCAAAAGCTGGAAAAAAAGGAAATCCTTTAACCTTAATACTTGCTATTGTTTTAGCAAGATCTGAAGCTAATAAATTCTTAGATGCTGTTAAAGATTTCTCGGGCAGATTTAAGGATACCAAAAAATTAACATCTTCTGGAAAGAAAGGATACGTAGGTATTAAATTTGATATAGCATTTCCGAATGGATTAGGAAAAGAAATACCATATGAAACAGTTAAACCAGAAGCTACCTCAGATCTTTTGTCTACTGATTACGAAAGAGTTGATATTACCAAATTACAACTGGGAATGGAATTTTCTAAAAAGGGTATTTTAGGATCAGGAAATTCTTCATTTCTTAAATCGTATGAAGATTTCATATCCTTCCAGGACAAAAATCCAGATCTGTCTCCTCAGTTTTATAACTTTGTACAAGATATAGAAGGATCAAATAAACCAAAAGATGCAATTATAAAAGACATCGAAAAATCACATGGATTTTTATATTCAACTCTTATAGAAATATCTGCTAGTCCTTGGTTATTTTTTAGTGCAGATGAAAGAGGCGATAACGATGCAAGAAAATCAGCTGATATTAAACCACAAAGTACAAATCAGGACGGAGAACCAAATCAATCTTTTAGTGATTTCTGGGGTAGCTTTAAAAAATCTTATGATTTAAAATACAACGCAAGAAAAAAGCTAGTAGAAGATAAAATAAATTCAATAAAATCCCTATCAGATAAATTTGTTGATATTCTAGCTGATTATTATTTTACTGTCAATATGAGCTCTACATCAGACAACAGTAAAATGTTAAAAGATGTATCTGATAAAATGGATAAGAATGTTGAATACATCGAAACCCTTTTATTAGAGGTAGCACAAAAAATACAGGAGATCGATAATCAAAATTCTCCTGAGGTTTTACAATCAAGGGCTGAGTCTATAGATTGCTTTGGCTCAGGAGATAATGGAGAAGGAGCAGGATCTGGCGGATCCACTTCCACCGGGATTTCTTTAGGACTTGATGCTAACGGAAATTCCAAGCCCACAAATAGTGACACTCTAAAAGTTGCGTGTCCTCCAGATTGTTGTGGGGCATCGGGTCAAGCATTTTCTGGAGGAAATATAATAGAAGGATTAAACTCCCCTGATTGTCCTAATCTTTTTACTACGTGTTATTGGAAAGAGTTTGCCAAAAAAGCTACGACTGTTGGATTTCTTCCTATACCAAATGGATTACCACCAATAGAAAATCCTGCAGGTTTCTTGCCTAATATTGGATTAAAGTATTGGCCAGTAGGTTATCTGCCTCCTTCGTTCATACCTTTACCTCCGCCTTTAGTTAATCCATTAGATGGTCTTCCTTTTATAAGAATACCAATGCCAATGATATGGACTGTTATACCTCCTATAGTTATACCTTTACCTATAGGTGTTATTGTTATATTCATACCTTTTATTGGGGGATTTATGCCTAGTCCTTTAGTTTTTTTCCATGATTTCTTAACTGGCAATTCAATATTTCTTTTAGGTATTAGAGGATTTAGATTCATTCCGAGAAAATCGGATCCAGTTATACCAGATCCTTTGGTTAGAATAAAGCAATTCCTATCGCTAGGAATACCAAATTATTTATTTCCTTTCCCAAATCTTGGGAAAGATAACGTTGATGATCCTAAAAGAATAAAGAAAGACATTTTAGCAAGTCTTAAAAAAAGATTAGCTAATGCTAAGGTAAATGTAGATTTCTCAAAGATTCAAAAAGTTCAGGATGATTTAGCTAAAAAGAAACAAGAATTAGAAAATCAAATTCTGGATGCTAAAAGAAAATCACCTTTAGATGGGTCAGATCCCGGCCAAAAAATAAAAGAGTTATCTGAATTATCAGCTTCATTTGATGCACAAAAAATCGAAGCAATTAAATCCATAATGAAAGATTATTTAAAAAGTGCAATTACCGTTCCTGATGTACAATTTCCTAAGCAATCAAAAAATTTAATTGCTGATATACCTTCTCCTATAAAAATCATAAGAGACATTAATGCTAAAATAAAAATAGGAGCAATACCACAGGTTCCTTCTAAGGGCGGAAAGATTAATTTAAAATCTAGAATTCTAGATTCTGTTAAGAATATAGAATTTAAATCGGCTTCTAAGTATGCAGATCTTAACAAAGATCTTCCAAAAGGATCTAGAATAGTAGCAGTTTTTAATTCTCCAATAAACGAACTTGGTAAAAATCCGGAAGATTTAGAATCATTAAAAGGAATAATATCTGATGGAATAGGACAAATATTTAGCGGAGACAAATCCCCGTTAAGTAATAAATCTCTTTTGACTTTTAAACCCAAATTAAAAAAGATACCAAGAATTCCAGGAGCTGGTCTTCCTGCACCTGGTGCAATAATATCAACGCCTAATCCTATTGTTAGCTCTGTTAAGGGGTTTGTCTCCAAGAATTTGAATGTTAATGTTCAGGATCTAGTTAAGCTTGCTGACAGAACATCTATAGGGGGTAATAAGGTATTAAGAGAGAAGGATATTCAATTGATGATTAGAAATTCTTTAGATAAAACACTAAGTAAATTTCCGGTTGATTTAAAGAATGTTAATTTTCCTAATATTGCTAGTGCTGGAGATGTTGCTCAGGAATATTCTAAATTTTCTTCATCTTTAGAATTACCCCCATTTCCACCAAAGAAAAGTGGTAACCCTGCAGTTCCAATCGGGCCAGGAGGAATACCTCCTATAATAATACCAGGAGCTGTTATTGCAAATTTTATAGTTAAAGGAGCATCCTCTGCTATTGATTCAATGGATGTTGCTAAAATAATACCTGGTGGCCTACCTGCATTCGATAATCTTACTGCAGATGATATTAAAGTAATGGGAAATAATACAGCAGTTTCTTTTTTGGATAAAATTAATATACCTGCATTAGATAATTTACCTCGTATACCTTTAGAAGCAAGACCACAGGATTACGTTGAACTTGTTATGAGTTTTCTTCCTGTTCATCCATTTGCTGATATTGCATTTACTCTATTATGGACTAAATATAAAAGTCCGCCTAGAATTCCAATACCTTCAGATATAATAGAACAGCTTATAAATCTACAAAAAGCCATAGTTTATAAACTGCCTTGGCCAATAGTAGTTTTATTAGGAAGAAATATTATTAATATACTAAATCCTCTTTATACTAGGGAAGATGTACCAAGATGGGATAGGATGTCTTTAAAAAATCCATTCTTTGTTGTTTTTCTTGATGAATTCATAAGATCTGCAGCAGACATCTCAGGAGGATTCAAATTCTTTATAGGAGCGGGAAAATTATTTTATCCCCTCCCAACTCTTGAAATTAATTTAGGGTTTGGTACTAAAATTAACATAAACTAAAAATCATTTAAAAACAAAAAAAAATGGCTAAGAAAAGACAATACACAAGGGACGAGTATTCTCCGGAAGAAAGGGCTGTTATGGACGAACTTTACGAAGGTCACTTTAGAGTAACCTTCGCAGATAACCCTGCGCAATCATATTCTAAAGAGCTAGAAGAAAACCAGGTTCTGAGTGTAAAGATCACACAAATCAGAGGAACAAGTGCAATAGGGGAAACCTCAGTAGGTCAATCCGTTGCAATAGATTTAATGAAGGAAGAAAAAGCAATCAAAAGATTGGGATTCCCTGCACTTGATGTACAGGAAGGATCACAATTAGATGTTGTTATATTCAAAGATAAATCAGGAATGTATAACGGATCCCTAGCAGCGGGATACGAAAATTCATTAAAGACTGATCTTTTAAATTCCATTAAAGACGAGAAATCAGCATATACAGTAAGAATTGATTCAACATGCCCAGGTGGCTTTATGGTGAATCTTTCTGGTATTAAGTGTTTCTTGCCTGGATCTTTAGCAGCTGCTAATAGAATCATAGATTTCCAATCGTTTGTTGGGAAAACAATCAATATCATGATTGAGACTTATGATGAAAGAAGAGACATTTTTGTTGTTTCTTTTAAAAAATATCTTAAGCATGTTATTAATGCTAAAGTTGAAGAACTTTCACTCACTCAAAAATACACGGGAACAGTTACAGGAGCATCAAATGCTGGTGTATTTGTAGAGTGGGATCTGTATTACACAGGTTTAATTCCTGCTGAAGAATTTGACAATGCAGGTATTAAAATGGATTTAAGCTCTGGAGGAAGCGTATCATTCTATGTTTCTGATTTTAGAAATCCGAACAGAATTGTACTAAGATTAAATCCGCCGGAAGGTAAAGATAAGGATTTACAAGAGCTTAGAGACATTTCTTTATCAGAAGATAAAGAAAATAAAATATATAGAGGGACAGTGACAAAGGTGAAGAATTTCGGGGTTTTTGTAAAACTTGAAAATAACATCGTTGGCCTTGTTGAAAAGGACTATTTGGCTGGAAATCCAAAAGATTATGAAGTAGGATCTGAAATATCCTGCACCATTATGGACGTAGAGCTACAGAGTTCAAAACTCTATCTAAAGCAAAAAATTGAAAATACTTGATCAAAATTTTTATTATGCAGCTAAAATCGGATTCGAATTCGAATTCATGTCTTCTTTTTCAAGAAAAGAAATAGCTGAAAAAATTGGGGAAGATTTAGGGAAACAGGTAAAGGTATTTAGAAAGTACCACTCTAAATTTTCCCCAACTCGTGATATTTTTAAACTAGAGCCAGATTTTTCAGGAGGGCTCAAGATGGTTGAATTAATAACTGGGCCTATGGATTATTTTGAGGCAATACCGGTTTTAATTAGAATCCTAAAATGGATAGACGAAAATGGGTATACCAGTGAAAGATGCGCATTACAATTTGGTCTAAGCTTCGATAGAGTAAAATATCCAACTCTTATAGATTTTAGCCAATTAAATCCGCTAAAGTTTGTTCTTGGGTTTGATGAGGAATTTATATGGAAAAAATTTCCAGAAAGAAGAGGATCTTTATATGCTAAATCTATTAAAAGAATATCGCCATCTAATAGATTTATAAGAGGACATAAGGATATTTTAGGAGACAGAAATTCTTACACTGTTTATACTGAAAAAAATATGGGTGTCAATCTAACCAAATTACAAGATGGGTATATGGAGGTTAGATACTTAGGAGGTACTGATTATCAAAAAAAGTACACCGACATTAAAGAGATTATGGATTATATAATAACCCATACATTTAATTGTCTTTTACATAATGACACGTTAACACAGAAAGAGACATCAACACTTAGCGAATTAATATCTAAGGTTTACAAAGAAACCGAAAGCTTTATAGATCCTGAATCTTTCATGAGAAACTATCCAAATCTTCACGTTACCGTTGATTTAAGAGAAGATCTACAGATAATTAAAACATACTTTAATGAAGTAAAAAATTTCCTTTACAGTCTAATTGTTGATAATGGTATCACTGAAGGATTTTTAAATTATGACACACAAATTGCTAGATATCAATTAAAAGATGGAAGAACAAAAACAGCTAATTTGTTAAAAGATTTAGATCTAATAGAATGTGATATAGAGGGAAACATAGCAAGATGTAGAATATTTGGATGTAAATTAGACAGCTGCCAGATAGAAGACTCACAATTTGTTATGAATAATGATATAAAGGATTCTAAAATTCTTGATTGTGACCTAAGTTTTAGCAACAATGTCATTAATTCCTATATAGATTCTAAGGAAAGAGAAATTAGTTGCGACGTTGAAGGCGGGGTTATTAGATCAGGGTACATAACAAAACTAGCAGTAATCTCAGATTCCACAGAGATCATTAGTAATAGCGCAGATGCTAAAGGCAAAGACAAAGGAAAGGGTAAAGGCGGAAAAATGATAAAGGCTACTATTTTTCCTGACAGAAATCACGAAGATATTACAAGGCTTGATCCATTTGAGGATCTTAATAAAAAAAGACCTGCTTTTTCAGTGAATAAGCTATATAAAAATAATAACTAAGAATGACTACATCAGAAGAGGCACTAATACAAGAGGTAAAGGACGACATATCTCATTCTTGCGCATTACCGTATGCATTAAATGACCAGGAAATAAAAAGAATCATAAAAAGAGCTAAGGCTTATTTTTATGATAACTATCAATATGCAGTAGAGGATAAGATATTAGTATTGCCTTCCCAGATATTTGCAAATGCACAATTTAGAACAACAAGACAAGTACAATTACCAGACTGCGTTATAAGCGTTTGGGACGTAAGAGAAGTTGGTGGTGCAGGAATGATAGGTACCCCTGATAGGGATTTTGGCGACGCTAAACTTTTAGGGTCAGAGCTTATGTTAAGCCCATTTATTGGAGACAACTTGGTCTACAGAACTGTATTATATTCATTTTTTGATCTTGCTAAAGCTTTTCTTTTAGAGACTTTCGCATTTGGATACAATAAAAACACCAAAAGATTAACCATAAATGGGCGTGATCCTAGTAGAACAACATCAACAGGTCTTACTGTAGGAGGTAAAGATGTTGGGGTAAGAGCATTTATAGCCATTCCTGATGAGAATCTTTATTCAGACGAGCTTTTTGTTAGATATGTCCTAGCTGAGGCAAAAATTAACATAGGCAGACTTTTAGGCACATTTGGCTATCAATTACCCGGGGGAGTGACCATAAATGCAGCTGCTATTCAAGGAATTGGACAAGCAGAAAAAACAGAAGTTATGGAAATGATTAAGGGAGAAAATACTCCAAGTTACTTCCTACAGTGGAATTAATATCCATAATTATCTTCTATCTATATTTTCTAAATATATAAGGGAGATATGATCAAAATCTCGGACATATACCCAAGAAATCCTGACGACCCTCATTATGAGGCAGACAAGCTGGAAACTGATGATGTTGTTGAATCAACCGTAGGTATGATAAAACAAATCATGCTTACCAAGCCTGGGACTGTTTTGGGTGATCCTTATTTTGGCATCGATCTGGAATCAATGATATTTGATTTTGAGGTTTCTCAAAGCGAATTAGAAGAGGCTATTTCTTTACAGTTATACACCTATTGTACTTTTGCTAGAGGAATTTTAAATATTGACTTTCAATTGGGATTTTTTGAAGGCGAAACAAGAGATACGTGTATGATAGAGTTTGCAATCAAAGGTAACCCAGTTCTAGGAATAAAGGTAATTTAAAAGATGGATTTATTTAAAAAAAATCGTGCCAAGATACAAGACCTACTACAGGATACTCTTGAGCTAATACAAAAAAGGTACAATCAAGCAAATCAGTTATTTACTGTTGCTTCTGCATGGGGACAAATTCTGTTTGTTCTTCAGAATCTGTCACAGCTTATATTATTCTTCATAGAGGATTCTATAACTGAACTTGATATTAAAAAAGCAAGTAGAGAAAGTTCTGTGTATGGCTTAGCAGCATTAACCGGACATAATGCTACAAGAAGCGGTTGTGCAAGAGGTCAAATAGATATTACATGGAATGGACAGGATTCTACAAGTGTTGGTGGTAGTGCAATTTTAATACCAAAATACTCCACTATAAAATTTCAAAACGGAGGTGTTAGCTATATTTTAAATCTACCTCAAGATTATGCTAGACTGAACTTAACTCCTTCTAGCAAAATCTCTTGCGAGATAATGGAGGGAAGTATAAAGGCTTCAACATTTACAGGAAGCGGAACAATTTTACAAAGCTATAATGTATCTGATAGAGTAACATCAACTGTTGATAATTTTGAGGTTAAGGTATTTGTCGATAGCGAAGAATGGAAAATTTACGACTCTTTATATGATATTCCATTTAACTACAATGGATGTCTAGTTAAAACAGGAATTAATAACGGAATAGATGTTATTTTTGGTAACGTTAATTTTGGAAAAATGCCTCCTCTAGGATCAACTATACAAGTTCAATATGTTGAAACTATAGGAATTGCGGGAAACATAAATTCATTAGAGCCAGGAAAAATAGTATTTGAATTTGATGATGATGGTACTGATGCATTCGGTAATCCAGTTTCTCTAAAAGATTATTTAAAAATAACATGCGTTATTGCTCCCCAGCTTGGTACTGATAAAGAATCTATACAACTTACCAGAATATTGGCTCCTAAAACATCGAGGTCTTTTGTCTTAGCAAATGCAGAAACATATATTACATATTTTGAAAAATTTGGTACATTCTCTATAATAGAAGCATTCTCCACGTTTGATGATCAATATCTAGACGATGATAACATTATTTATGTTTTATTAGTACCAGACATTACTCAGAAACTAAAAACTAACGAAACATATTTTGATATAAAAGAAACAGAATTTATATTAACCGACTATCAAAAGCAAAGATTATTAAAAGTGATAGATGATAGTGGACAAAAAATAGTAACCACAGAGGTTAAAATATTAGATCCTAAAATTTCAAGATATGTGATCAATGTTTTAATTAGTATTTTTGAGGGTTATGATCCTGATACTGTTAAGGGTCAAATTGTTGATTCTATAAGTTCATATTTTATAGGAATAAGAAGAAGAGATAAAATTCCAAGATCGGATCTAATTGCTATATTAGAATCTATAGCAGGTGTTGATTCTGTTACATTATTCTTCGTCAGCGAAAAGAATGAAAAATATGCTATAAGTGTTGATGGACTTCCTGACAACGATCCTAAGAAAAAAATAGTTCTAGGATTAGATGAGTTTGGAGATATAATATTTGACAAAGATGAGATTGCAATTATAACGGGAGGATGGGGAGATAGAGCAGGACTTTATTATGACAAGGGAGCAGATTATAATAAAATCTCTTCTATTAATATTGATATCAGATCTACTGTTCCTGTAACATATAACACCGAAATCAATAATAAGAATAAAACATTCTTAAAAAATAACAATCAGTAATGTTTAACACAGAAAGAAAGAGCTATTACGAATATATTGAAACAACAGAGGATAAAAGAACAAACGTTGGTTTTGAATATGAAGGAAGAATATTTGAAAAAACCCTTTCTTCTATAACTCTTGGGGGGGATAATAACAGAAAAAGTATATTAAATTCCATCGAGAAAGTTGTTTTTAGATTAATTGAGACGACAAAGAATATTAGAAATTTTGTTAACTATAGAGTTCCTAAAAATAATAAGTATGTTCGATAATGAGTTATAAAAATCTTATATTTTTTAATAAATCAGGTCATCAGTCAAATTTAATTTGGAACGGAGATTTTTGGGAAGCAAGATTAATGCTGCCTAGGGTTTCGGTGGATCTATTTGAAATCGAGCATTTTTTTATTGTAGAAAAATTTTTAGATCTTAATGCTAATACGGTTTATGGATATCCCCATTTAACTCCTGATATAACAGCGACTACAACAGCCTCTGGAATATATGGGGATTTTAAAGCTGGATCCAATGTCGTAAAGACTGATGCAGTTCCTCTTGTTGATTATATAGGAGCAAAAGTTTTTACCTCACAATTTCCGCAAGGAAATGAAATAGTGGCTGTTGATACTTCACTTAATAGAATAACATTAAAAGATCCATCTGCCTTAACTGAAAATGGAATTCCTTTAATATTCAATCTTTGGAAATCATCTTTTGAAACCACAAGAAATGTTTTAGACTTTGATGCTTTTGATTCTTTTAATGGCGATATAATAGAAGGAACGGATTATGTTACAACATCTTCTGACTTATCTAAAATTAAAATCAGTGGTGATTATTTAACTATATTAGGTAATGGAATTCCAAAGAATGCCAGAATAACAAGTATAGTCGGAAATAAGATCTATTTGAATAAAACCTGCAACGTTAATATTACAAATACAACTATATTTGTATATCCGGTTGAAGAAAAAAATGATGTATCAGATTATATTTTTCAATATGAGGTTTTAGAAGACGAAACATTAGATGCTCCTGTATTAAATAAATTGCAAGATTCATATATCAAAATTGGATATGATGGGACAGAATCTGTACAGAATGATATAAGAACGAGTAATTATGTTGATTCGTCAAGTGTTACTATTAATATAGCTTTAAATTCTACAGAAGAAGGGATATTTGGAAGAACACTTGTTATAGAAGATTATTCTTTGGGATATCCTAAGATTATAGCAAGAATTGAAATACACGGAGAGACAATAGGGGAAGACGAAAGATATAAAACCCTATTAAGTAATTTTGGAAGAAAATTGAATTCCGAAGATGCTTATATTTTAAGACCAAGCGATCCTAAAGAACCATATACAGATTATGAGATAATAAATGCTAAAAGAAAAGAGCTTTTACTAGAGGGGCACGAGATCTTTTCATATCTTGGATCTTACAAAGGATTAATAAATGCAATAAGATTTTTTGGCTATCAGGATTTAAGAGTTAAAGAGTATTGGCTAAATGTAAAAAAATCAGACACATCAACCACTGCTCTTAAAGAGAATTCTGATTTTATGGACAAATTAAAATCCAAGACTCAGAGCCAAAGTACTTTAATAGGTAATCTCTTAGATGACGAGAATGCAGGAAAGTATAAACAAGTAGAGATATACGGAAAGAAAACCGACGGAACATACGGATTGAAATCATCAATGGAGGAATTATTCCCTTCTTCTAGTTATAAAAAAACTGCACTGTTTGGACTTTTCTATGATATTAATGTTGTTGTTGATGATGCTTATGATGAATTCGGATATCCTATTACAGAAAATGCAGATGTATTTTCACCGGATGAAGTTTTAATTAAGCTATTTGGATTAAAGGAAAAACTTAAGAAAGACTATCTTCCATTAAATGCTAGAATTATAGATATTACTGGTGAAGGGGTTTATTTTGGAATCTATAAAAATAGATTATGGATAGACAATTTAAAAATAGATGAACTACAACAAGGAATAGATCTGGATCTTGCATTTACCCCAGATTATGGATACGTTGAAGATCTAAGACCTTTTTATCTCAGACCTAATAAATATATTCCTTTTGTTCCTTTTGTTGGGGAAAACCCTTCTTTTTACAAATACACTACATACGGAAATGATGTAGAACCTAAAGCAGCAAATCCAATATTCACCGGAACTGAATCTAAAAAATTAGCGGATTCTATTAAGCTATTTTATGAAAGAAGAAACAGCGGGGAAATAAAACACAGATTAGGGGACGGAGATAGTAAGAATAATGGTTACTTTAAATTATTTGATGGACAGAGATATGAAGTACCTGCAGGATTTCCAACTGTTTTAGAAGTTACAACATTTAATATAAGTTGGGACGAAGTAGGTAATCATTGGAATGCGTTAGAGAATAATTTTGCAACGTATTCGACATCATTAGCTTCTTGGGATGACACCGGTTATACTGGTGATGGATTAATAGATTCGTCTTTAAGTTTTACCTTTGACACTGCAACCGAATTTGGTACACTATTTAGCGTAACATTACCTGATGGATTAGGTTTCTTACGCCCTAGTACTGGATCTGTTCAATTAAAGTTTACATCAACAGACGATGATTCTTTTCAGTTTCTTTGCGAGGTACAGAACGGGACAATTCCTGGAACATATTATGACGAAACAACTGGGGAAACCCCTTTAAAGATTCTCTCATCAAAGGGAGATGGAATAATGGATACATGGAAGGTTGAACTTGTTAATACATTCAGTGATCTTTTAGATTTTGAATATTATGACTATTCATTTAATCCTGGTGGATTCTATTCATGGGATAACCTGAGATTTGCTGGATTTTACGAAATAGAATGGACAGTAATTAAAAGAGGTGAAGTACCCTTCTATTACGAATTTAGAGGCGCTATAAGCGACTATTATAAATTACCAATCATACTACCGTATGATGGAATATACTCCGTTAAATGCAGGGTATGGGATGGCTTCAATGATATTTGCACGGTTAACTATGAAAATTGTATAGAGGTTAAGAAAAGAGAAATAGAATTAACCAATATTGCTAGGTTTAGAGAGACTGAGGTTTATACCTGGGAGAATACTAGACAAAACTGGGACGACTATATTTCTATGTGGTTATTTCCTGTGGAGAATGGAAAAGACCCTGGTATTATTTCAAATCAGATATTAAATCCTGCTGAATATGGCAATCAATTTAATGAAGGTCAAGAATGTAAGGTTTTAAAATCATACGAGGAAACAATAGGCTCAGGGACATGTGAATTTGGATTACAAACTATTCAGATTGATACTATAAGTAGTGATTATTCAGGAGGAGGTAAAGGTCCTGCTATTATCACAATAGATCCAGCATATCTTCCGCATGGTTTTTCTGCAGGTGATGATGTTCTTTTAATAGATAATTATAATCAGCATATACAATCCTCTTCAACAAACACTTTTACCTTGGGAGCAGGCGGAACATTAACGGTTAATACTGGATTAGATTTTATAGCAGGAAAAAAAGTTAGAATATCCCACAATTATGGAAAATATCAAATAAGTGAGATAGTATCATATGATCCAGTAACGGGAATTCTTGTTTTTGGAGCACCAACAAAGGTGTCAGGGAGAGGAACTAAAACGTTTACAGCAGTAGCAGGATTTAACTTCTTTCTGTTTCCATATAGAGTTGGATATGTTGAGGTTTTAATAAACAATGTATTAACTTCACCGTCAAATTACAGTGCAACTGATGGAGTGGCGGTATTTTTAAATTCCGGGTATTCTGTTGGTGATTCTGTTAAAATAAGAGAGATCATAGGTCCATATAATCAATGGGAAGTATCATCTCAAAATTATTCCGGAAATTATACAATTTCATCTGTGACTGATGATGGATTTTACATTCCTTTAATAATGGACGGAGCAGTAGATGGTTCAGATTTCACTTTAACCGAAATCGGATCAATCACTATTAATTATGAAGGAAAAAGATTTACTAAAGTTGATTTTAATGGAAGATTAGATACCACATTAGGTAATCTAATGAGTAAATTTAATAATTCTAAAAAAGACCCAGCATTTGCAATCGATACAATCTTCAATGATTCTGATATTGTGAATGCGTTAGTACAGGAATGGAAAGATGTTACATTTAAAGCACCAATAGGGTCAGGAAATTCTTTCAATGGTAAATATCTAGATATTATTACTACTGGTGGTCTATTTTTATATGATGGACAAAATCCGGTAAAATCGTTAAGCGTTGAAATAAGCGGAGGTGTTAATCCGTATAGCGAATATGTCGATTATAATTTTAACGGGGATCTTCCTGTTGAAAATATAAGATATTATGGAACCAAAAAATTAGACTGGGATGCATTTGATATTTTAGAATGGGATAATTTATATGCACAAACATGGCAGTTTTATGATTATCATAATGATTGGCTAGGAGGATTTTCTTTATATAATCTGCAAGCTGGAGATAAAATAAGGGTTGGTGCTAGCACCAAAGGAATAGTTCTTGGTAACGATACTAATGATAATAGTCCTGGATATTTAGATTTAAGAGAAGCTTGTAATCAATTAAATGCTTCTAAGGATAAAGGAATTTCTAAATTTTATTACGAAGTTAGAGGATTCTCTAAACTTCCTGGAAAATTTGATATTGACGGCAGCACTGAAACGTCACCTTTAACTTGTTTAGCAATTCCGTATAACGAAGAGACCGAATCTTATGATCTTCAAGAAAATCCTTATGTTGTTGAAGGACCAACATCCATAGTTCAGGATAGAAATGGTGATATTATAATGGGAGGAGAATCCTCTATTAAATTATTTAGATCTCCAGATGATATAGACGTTTTTGATATTGCAACAAGATTTCCGGGGTCTACCCCAAGAAAGGTGTTAACTGATGAGTATAGTAACTGGTGGTGTTATGGGGATTATTCTGATATACCTTTATTAATATTTGATAGAGAAAATCCAGAAAATACTAGAATATTTACCTCTCAGCCAATTGCAGATTTTGCTAGACCGGATTTAAATTTTATAGTTCCTGTTCCTGATGATCAATTTCAAGTCATATCTTTGGCTGTTGATGCTTTAAGCGAAAATTTTGTAATGTATATAAAATACTTCCAAAGTTATAGTGTGTCTCTACCAGATTCGGTGTTTAGACTAGTAGAATATAATGCAGGATCTCAGGAATTTAATACAATATCAACAGTAGGTCCTGTTTGGAATGTTAATAAAATATATGACCAAGGAAGTGTAGTAAGTTATCTTGGTAATTCATATCTTTCTTTATTAAATACAAACCATCAAAGAAACCCTACTGCTTATTCTGATTACTGGGAAAAAATCTATCAGCCTAATCCAGGTGTTGTTGATTTAACCCTTTATTATATCAGACAGATGAAGTATCATTATATTGGGAAAGAATCCGAACTTTGGATAGCAACGAATGATGGTATTAAAATTTATGATGGAGTCAAGATTAAAACTATTAATACCGATAATTCGGGACTTCATTCTAAAGACATCTATTCTATAACATTTGATGAAGTTGGCGGTAAGTGGATCGGAACAAGTAACGGAATAGCATATTATGATAATGGAAGATGGGGATGTTGGACGCCAGCATCAAATCCTGAATTACCAATAGGTAGATCTAGAAATATAATCAATTTAGGAAACGGAAGAATCTTTTTCATGCTTCAGTATGGATCTGGCCTTTATAAACTGATTTATTTCAATGGCATCAATTTTATTGTCTATGATAATAATCCAGGAACATCCGAAGGATTTTCACCTGGATCTGGTGCTGATAATGATTATGAAGATCTATATTTAGTATTAAATAAAACTAAATTCATTGATGGTAAATTCACAAGATATGTTAACGATTTATTTTATTTAGGTGATTCTTTAAGAGGTGGAGATCCCTATGTTGATCCTTCTTATTGGGATATAACATATGTTGGATATTTCTCAAACGGAAATAATGTATTCTTAAAAAAAATAAATTATTTAGTTCCTTACGTTCATGCTTCTTCAAAATCCCCAGGAATGTTAGGATGGGATTTTATTTATCACCTTTCGTTTAGACCTTATGCTGACCCTATTTATATTAAGAATAAAGGATTAGGAGACGTTGAGATTAACTTTAACTTAATTATCGGTCCTTTATATACATCCTCAATTAATATAGGTAAAGATCCGCAACTTCCTTATGTTGATAGAACAAGCTGGAAATTACCGGAATGGATCAAGTATGATTTCAATGACATTATAGATTCACACCCAGGGATTGATAAGGATGATTTATTCTTAGATGCTCCTTTGAGAGATATTATTTCAGGAAAAGCTAAAACTGAAACGTATTGGAAAAATTCAAATGTTATAAGAAGTGCAGCAAGAGACACCGGAAATCTGATTGATAGTTTTGAATGGGTAATTAAAATAGGGGATTCTTCTGATGACAGAGGAACTAAAATATTTATAGATAGCGAAGGATATGTCTATGCAACTGGTTACTTTAATGGGAATGCATATTTTGGAGCAAAGAATAACCTACCGACCGGGGCAAATACAACCCTTCCTTCACCAAACAATCAATCTATATTTGTTGTTAAGTACAATGAATATGGTGTTGTTCAATGGGCAAGAAAATATGGCGGAACTGATTCTGTAACATCTTCTTCTGATTCTATTAATGATTATTCATATACCCCTACAGGTATAAAAGTAGATCACCTAGGAAATGTAATAGTTATCGGATATAAATCGAAGACTAGAAATAATACTACAAACGAAAAACCTACAAATATTTTCTTGAAATGGGATTTTAATGCCCATCCTTTAATTTCATCTACTCTTTTTGATCCTTCTAGTAATACAGCTGATGATACTATTAAAGATCTTGCTATTGATAGAGTAGGTAACACCTACATAACAGGAGTTTATAAAGGAACTTTAACCTCTGGATTAAATTCAATAACATCTTCCGGTAATAATTACGAGGTATTCATTGCTAGAGTAGAAGATGATGGTTATATAAAATGGCTTTATAAAGCAGGGACCGGTGGAAATGAAACGAATCCTTCTATCCAAATCGGAAACGCATTTGAAGATCTTTATTTAGCATTTAATACTACAGACGGATCTTCACAAAAAATAGTTTTAAATAGATATTCTAGTTATGACTTTGAGCTTCAATGGAGCAAAGATATAGTTAATACCAACTACGGGGTAACCCCAACATCACCTAGAATTAAAGTATCAGGAAACGGTGAAATAGCATTAGGTGCAACATTCTCGGGATCTCTATCATCAAACGGTAATACGATAGATTCTAACGGTGATTCTGATATTGCTATATTTAAATTTAATGGATTTAGAACATTATGGGCTAAAAACGTAGGATCATCTTCTGCTGATTATTGCCAGGATGTTGATATAGATTCCGAAGGAAGTATATTCATATTAGGATCTTATGGAGGTAAATTAATAGCATCTCCTGAAATATCATCTCCTAACTATTATCCTTCTCCGGAAGGTAATCTAGATTTAATAATGTTTAAATATTCCAACATAGGGACACTTCTTGATGTAGTAGATGCGGGTGGAATAGCTAAAGATGAAGGAATTTCCCTTTCAATAGATAACGATGATAATATTTATTTAACCGGTTATATCTCAGGTGAATCCCAATTCTCTAACTGGATAACATCACCTAGCGGGGGAGAAGATGCTTTTGTTGGAAAAATATCTAATTTAAGATATCAAACAGGAAATAAGAACGGAAACGTATTTTCTTGGTTTGGTTCAGGATCTTGGCAAGCTGGCGAATCCAAAATATTCAAAGAAGAATTTGAAATCCCAATAGGAACAACGGTGGTATTTAATCCGATAGATTCTTTAATTCCTGGAAAGAAAAATCACGTATGGAAATTAATATATGATGGATCCGGGGAAGAAATTATAAACATTAAAGATGCCCAGTCATTTATATGGACTTTCAATCAACCAGGATTTTATACTATCTACTCTTCTGTCGAAGACAGTAACGGAAACGTTTCGGTTCATGACAAAAATGGATACATTAGGGTTATAGATCACAAAAACCCACCTCCAGGAGAATTGGTCTTGTCCGTGACGAGCGATACTTTTAGAAGAAGATCCATTTATGAATTAGGATCTAAACCCCAATTAATCTAATTATCTGTCGTTGTATTCTGTGTAAACACTAAGGATTTCAGGAACTATGGGATGTCTGTGATTTTTCTTAAGAGAAATAATTTGAACCCCAGGTACTCTAGCAGCAATTGTGTTAAGAAAATCAAGGCCTGAATCTTTTTTAGCTTTAAGATCTATTTGAGAAATATCTCCGCATATCATAATCTTTGATGCTACTCCAAGTCTACCTAAAACCATTTCCATTTGATTATTTGTCACATTCTGTGCCTCATCCAAAATAACGCAAGAATTAAGAAAGGTTCTACCTCTCATAAAAGGAAATGGAAGTATCTCTATTACATTATTTTCTACCAGTTTGTCTATTTTTTCTTTGTCATAAAGCATATAAAGATTTGAATAGATCGGTGCTAACCAAGGATCCATTTTTTCTTTAAGATCCCCGGGCAAAAATCCAATATCTTCTTTTGCTACTGTTGGCCTAGTAATGATTATTTTTTCAGCTTCCCTGTTGAAAAGTAAATCTAAAGCAATTTGACAAGCTAATAGGGTCTTTCCTGATCCTGCCATTCCTCTGATGACTGTGACTGGATTCTCTAAAATTAGTGATTTTGCTTCTTTTTGTTCCTCATTTAATTGAATTTGGAACTTAATAGGGCCTTTAACCTTCCCTTTCATAGGCTGTTGTTCTTTTGATTCTCTTTCCATAAATGTTTTGGGTTTTTTGATAGAAACTAATATATGTTTTAGTGTATGATCTATGCATGAATGATTTATTTCTTCGTTCAAGCTTATTTGATATATATATTCAGAATAAAAAATAGCAAATGATTACTATACAGGAGATCTTAGGGACGGATTCAATTGCAGCTTCAAGGCTGACAATTAATTCAAATTTTCTATTAGTTGAGAATGAAATCAACGATTTAGAGAACATTTTCAATATAAATGTGGTTACGGGAGCTATGGACATCTCCCAGGCAACTAGCGGGCAGTTTAAAGCTAAGACGGTTTATGCAAATCAGGCAGCTTTCCCAGCATCTGGAACACCTACCGTGAATATTTACGGAACAGGTGCAAGTGCAGGTAATGCCTCTTTCTCTGGAACTGTTTCAGCAACACAATTAACACTGTCTGCAACTGGTACATTCAATCAAATAAATGCATCAGGCCCAGCGGTTTTTGGGTCTACTGCTAGACACGATGGAGCAGTAACCTTTAACTCATCAATTACCAACGGCCCAACTGGTTCTTATATCGAAAAAAATGCTACAGGAGCATCGGGTTCAACCAATGCGTTTATCTCCCCAGTTAGTGGTGGAGGTGGTGGTATTACTGGTACCTTTAGTAATCCGTACGCTCTGACTTTAAACGAGAGCGTGGTTTATATTGATGCTGGTTATGTTAGCACTGCTACAGGAGATTCTGGGTCTAATACTGGATTCTTCTTTTATGTTGCTACCGGGACTGCACCATCAGGAACCCCACCTACTATTCCTCAAGGATTTAGATTAACGTTAATTAATACCAATGGAGCGGGGGGAAGAATAGCTACAGGGGTAACTGGACCAGGAGGAAGCACGTACTATACAGGATTTAATACTCTAGCAAACGGGGGAGCATGGGCTTCTAAAGCATTATCAGTGCCTTCATCACTTCCTTATAAAACTTCTGTTACTCTTCAGTGGGAAAATAGAATAGGAAAAGGTGGCACATCGCAAAATGGATCTTGGGTAGCTATATCTTCTTCAGGATACGTTGGAAACGATTTTAGCGCAGGAACTGGAGCATAATATTTAATAAAATAAAATCGAATGGCGAAAACCCCATTTATTAGGCCCTTACAAGTACAGGGTGGAACTTTTTACACATTTAGTTCTGCTGCAGAGGATCTTGCATTAACATTTAATAATACAGTAAATAAATTCAGATTTTCAAAATATGTCCTTTTGAACATTCCCGAATTTAGAGAGCCTCTGTATGGTGAAAATAGTATTTTATTCAATACCATAGATTCTTCATTTTTGGATGTTGCTGAGGATTCTTTTACTATAGTAGACCCTAATAATCTTAGTCCTAATTTAGAAATATCATTTCAGAATTATTGTTTAAATCTAGAAGCATCTTTGACTTCTAGCGAGAATTATAATCCAACATTAAAAAGAAATGTCTCTGAAAGAGTTTTTTGGAAGTGGATGAAAGAAATGGGTGCTATTAGATTTAGACCCGCAAATTCAAACGAAGTTATTCCAACATTAGATCAGAACTTTACGGGTCTTTCTGGAGGATTTCCATATTCAGATAAAAGATGGACAGAAGAAGATGATTATTCAATAGGAAACGGAAGCTCTATACCAAGATATTCTAGAATTGTTAAATATATTGGAGAGTGTGATATAGTTAATTCTGTACAGCACAAGAATAATTCATACTCTGAAGTTTATATACACGTTCCAACAAGCGACGGACATACTCCGTTGGTTATGTTTAAAACAAAAGCTGACGAAAACTATTATCCTGGACAAATATTAACACACTCCCCTAACGATCCTCTGGACACTGAATATCTACAGGGAAGAAGTCACAGTATAGGATTATATGGTCCTAATGGATTTCCTACCCTTGCAATTTTTGATCAGGATGTTATAGGTCAGCCAGGAATAACCGGAACTAACGCAGCTGGAAATGAATTTGTTACTCAATGGTATTATCCAAGAAACGTAGCCAATTCATATTATACAGATTCTTCTTTTTTCAGTTCAGATACCGATACGATAACTAAGTATTTAAAAAATGGAACATACGAGGTTGGATATAAAAGAAATAGATTAGACGGGATTCAACTAGATTTCAATGCGGATAACTATAAACCAATAGTTGATAATCCATCTATTAGCACGATGGACGAATTTAACGGAACAATGGATTCTGCTTCTTTTGAATTTAATGCGATACTTCTTTATTACGATGTATATGATCCTAATAATCCAGCAGATGCAGAAACAAATCTTTACGGTATTTTATTCCTTGAAGACATTGAGCCAATCTCAAATTCTGCTGGAAGAATTCCTACGTTCAAAAAATACAAACCGGATCTTATAACTAAGCTTAATGGTAATTCATATGGCTTAAAGATAAATCTTAAATTTGATACTGATGTAGACAGCACTGGCGTTGAACTAGCGGTTAATGATTATTCGTCATTTTCTCTTTCCATGTTTATGGATGCTGCTAATGTGCTTCAGGAGGCTTCTAGAACACTTAATGATCAATCACTTGAAATGATCAATGTTGCTAGTAGAGTAACAGTTTTGGAGGATCTAGTTGTTACTATGGATGATAATACTTCTATAGGTGCAAGATTAACTTCGTTAGAAAATGCTATGGTTGCTAATCAGGCATTATTTAAAAACACCCAGGATATTTTAGGTCTAATAGAAAGAAATTATTCTCTGACTAATGATCTTTTAAACGGAAGAACTAATATCAAGCTTTCTTATGACCTTGATCTTATTAAAAGCGGTGAAGGTATTAATGTTGATAGATCAGTACAAAACAGACTAATACTTAATAATACTGTACAGCATTATAATATTTCTGAAGATACTAATTATAATTTTACAATAAACGAAACTAGTGGTAATACATTAGTGCTAAATTCTTTTAACAATTATTACAAACATAGCAATTTTGGATTAACCATCACATTGACTAATGATGTTATTATAAGAATTGATGACACAAAAAGTCAATGGAAAAAAGGCCAAACTATCAGATTGGTTTTTGATGACAAAATAGTTCTTGCTGGTAATAATATTCTTATGTACACAGATACAAAAGGAATATATCCGTTGAGCTCACCATCGGGGGTTGCTTATAGCAAACTAGTTGGGGGTTTCACACAAAGCATATTTGATTCTGCAGGCAATAAACCTATATTTGATATAGTTTGTGTCGACGAAAAGAATTTAGCTTTCGAAATAGATCAAATAAGATAAAATGGCAGGTACTAAAAATTCAATAAGTTCTTTATTAGCTCAGTTTTTGAGACTTCAGAAAAATTCTCTGGAGATTATTAATAAGCTAAGTAATGCTACAACTTCTAAACAAGACACAGTTAATGTGGAATTTCTTGATGATAATAATGTCACAAGTATTATCCCGATCCCTTCTTGGGGTTACATTACAAACGAGATTAAGAGATTAGATTCTAACATTAAGACATTAAGCGGATTAGATGATGGAAATGCAAATGTTAGAAATGCAGACGGTACAGTTTCCAGAATCTATCAAACAAAACCTTTATTAGATCCTGTAGCCCCTAGTAATTTACAGGTTCCTTCTAATTTTAAATTTAGAAGCAATCACTTCTTTGAAAGCTTTTTAAATCCTCTTCTTTTTGTATCGTTCAGTTTGGATGGTCAGGTTGATGCTGGTACAAAAAGAGTTTTTATAAAAAGAATTATTGCTAATACAACAACTGATTCTCAGAAAAATTATTTTGATACTAACTTAAAGGGAAGAAATGATATTTCAGATTCAGATTTTATGAATGCCCTTTACAATCAGGGAATAACATATACAATAGACGAAAATCCAGAAGATCTACCTTTACAAGTTATAAGATACAGCGGAACTTTTTCGGTTCTTAGAGTTTTTGATACAACACTACCCGTAACTGTTAGTGGTCAAATTATTAATCAAACCGTTAGAAAATATAAATTAGATATAATTACATATAAAGATCTAATTTCAAGTTCATTAAATGCAGACCGCCAACTTAAAACTGGAGACGTGTTAATGACAGTAGGAGGAAGTAAATTTGAAATTACAAACGTAGATCTTTCCGAATCTACTGTGGTTTTAAAAAGACTTAATGGATACGAACCAGTTCCTATTGGAAATAATGCACTTGTTTTAGCATCGGAAATGCTTTCTCCTCTTCAAGTCAATGTTAATATAGGTCATGATGAGAGACAAGCTATTTTTATTAAGTCAATAAATGATGAGAAACATGTAACGGGATCATCATATAGCAGAGGCGTAGTTTTTCATTCTAATGAAATGATGATTAATACCTCGGAAGGAACAATGACACTTGATGAATTTTATAAAAATCAAGTAGCAGATTTTGGATCGCAATTCTTAGCTAACACTAAAGAGAAAACAATACCTTCCGTTTATGGATTAACACCAAATTCACCAACTGTAGATTCTGCTAATTTTAAGGTCATACAAATCAATAAGCAAATAACTCAGACAAATACATCTGATAAGTTTACAAACACTGTACAAACAAAAGTTAAACTTCAGAACGAGATAGATGCTCTTAATAAATCTATTGATCAAGCTAGAAGTGAAGTTGCCCAATTGGTTACAACATCTGTTACAACTTCTAATACGTCTAGTAGAGAAAGTTTAATTACTAAGATTGATACTTTAACAAGAGAAAAATCGACAAAAACTGCTTTGCTACAAACTGTCATTCAAGATTTAAATAATATATCTTCTACCTCTCCTGAAATTTCGGAAACTCCAAAATATAGAGTTAGAGGATTTTGGCCTATACCTTCTCCAATTACTGATGGAAAAACTGGTAATCAAGACGTTATTCAATTTAGAGTTAGATATAGGTATTTGACTAAGCAAGGAAATTCTACAGCATCTGATGAAATTAAATTCAAAGACAACGACGGAACAGAAAGAAGAGCAACATATAGCAACTGGGTAGAGTACAAAACAGATATTAGAAAGAAAGGTTATAATAGTACAACCAAAAAATATTACTGGTTAGATGAAGACGTTCAGAATGCTGACGTTCCTAATATCAACCAATTAGATATTCCTATAACAGCAGGGGAAAAAGTTGAGGTCAAAGTTGCTTCGGTTTCAGAAGCTGGATGGCCTACTAATCCATTAGAATCTGATTTTTCAACTCCAATTACTATTGGATTTCCTGAAGAACTAACTACAGCAAGTGGAAACGAGCAATATGTTAAGCAAAATTCTAATGATCAGATTTTAGTTTCTTTGCAACAGGATCTATCT